TATCCGACCTGTTAGCGGACGAAAGTTTGTTGACTATGTGGGTAGCCAAATCCTCATCTGCTAAAAACTCATACATTTCACGGCAACCTGTCTTTACATCGTGCCGTTGGGACTCTCGTTCAATTGTGAAAGCCTGGGACATATCTGTAATCACCAACCAACTGCCGTCCCATTGCTTTGCCAAGATAAAAGCAGTCTCTGTGTCTGCTCTTTCTATTTTTGCAATTTCTTCCATTAGTTATACAAACCTTTTTCTTCATTGTGCTTCTTCATGTTGTATGACTTAACTGGGCAAAAATCACACAAATAAGCTTTAGGAAGTTTGCTTGGATCTAATCCAGCCTCAACTCTTTCTTTGGCTGTGTCAGGAGTTAACATCTTTTTATCTGACTTGTAGTCAGGGCATTGACCTTTTGGTCTGTTATGTTGTCTATAACACTCTAATGCGTCGGCTGAAAAATTGGCTTTAGTGTCGTAAAAGTTAGTTTTAAATACGTCAAGACCTGGTGATCCCTTACGTAATTGATCAACAATTTGTTGTCTTGAGTCTTTATGTTGCCAAATAGCTGTTGGAACATCAAACAACAACCCTTTAGGGCATTTACTTTCTGGGTGACGTTCAACTATTGAAGGCAAAAATGGATTGTTTTTTTGATCGTGACCTAAAGATCCGTCTGGTTTAGTGATTGGATATCTATCGTCATACCAAATTTCTTCCATGGTATTGCAACTAAAACAGGCTAATACAAGGACCTTTGGTACTTCGTCTAAATGCTTGGCGGTTGTTGACATGCGCCAAGACTACCACCTAATCCCGGGGGCGTCGAACGTTCACTGGGTTACCGCCAATAGGCTTGCAACCACCAGTTGTCTCACAAGTTACGTTCTCTGTGTTAGCACGACGGCATCCACCGCTTGGACATGGCGCTTCCATGCCTTTTGGGACTCCGCGAGAACGAGCACGAACCTCATGAAATGCAGTTCTTGCAGCCTCAGCCTTTCCTCGATCTCCTCGAGTAGCGGCTGCAATAAAATCTGCTGAATGCTTTGCCATTTGCTGATGCAATGGGTTATCGCTCTATTTACCTCTCAGTTTATTAACAGCGGCCATTCCGCCTTTATCAAAAACTTCTTCTTCGCGCTGATGCGCTAATTGTCTTTCTTTAGCCGCAATAAAGTCATCTGGTGATGCAAGTGCTCCCATGCCAATAGGTGTTGGCCATGGAGCATCTTTAAATTGACCTTTTGCGGGTTTCATTAATTACCTGCTGGGTTTACCTTTGCTGATTCTTCTGAATTAACAAATCCATAATTCATGTATGGGTGTAAACCGGAGCGGTTCTTAACAACAATTTGATCTCCCATACCTGCGGAGACTTCTGTGTTTGGACGGCGCTTGCGGTACTTTCCGTCTGTTGCTCCCTCAAGAAGGGATGCGTTTTCTGAACGTGCTTTACGAACGGTCATGCCATCCGTCCTTTCACTAGTTTTGCGTGGTTACGGCGTGTGCAGTTTGGGCACATTCCGCTCGAATGCAAAACCTCTACAGGGTTCATAGCGATACCGCACTCGATACACGGCTTTGACCCATTGTAATAGGTTTTCTTCAAATCTTGTTGCGTTTCTAGGGATGTATCAACAGTTCCGGCCATTCCCTCGCCGGTGCTATCGGTTAAAAGTCCTGGATCTTTCATTATCAGCTCTTTATCTTTATGGTTTTTTTGTCTTTTTTGGACAGTTCATCTCTAAAAGAACTGTTTCTACGAGCGTCTGCAACTGAAGCTCCATAAGCAGCCGCTGCTCCTGACTTACGCATGTTAACTAGATCAGTGCTTACCTGGTTGTAATGTTCTGGGGTTAAAGCGGTAAAAGCACCATTTCTAGGCTCAATAACCGTTACGTTTTGTGAAAATTTTGTTTTCTTATGCCCAGCTAACGCTGAGGATGAAAACGAATCTACAGTTTCAGGAAGTTCAATTCCTCGGTTTTTAAAACCCATTAAACTTTTAGGGAACTGGTCTTGATTTGGATTCATTATTTCCCCTCAAATGAGTCTTCGATTTGATCTTCTAAAGGCTTAGCGTTTTTACCTTGGCAAGTTGGGCAAGTCTCCATTGAATAATCACTTTTATCTTGTGATACCCAACCAAGATATCCACGACCATAACATTCTGGGCAGGACTTAAAGTCTTTGTTATTACGACCCATCTTAAACGCCCTTTCCTAAAGTGTTGCGACTTGTAGACTCTTGAGTTGTAGGTTCTCCCGAGAAATCGTTTCGTTGTCTCGGGCGACCACTAAGTTCAATGATATCTTCAATACCAAGTTCTTCTTGTACATACCCGTATCTATCTGGGAAAAGTTCGATTTGTGGCAGGTTTGGTCGAACATGTTGTTGTAATTCTTCAGAAGTCATGGTGTAAGCCGCTAAAGACTGACTTACCAAGCGTTCCATGTTGGATGCAAAAGGACCAATGTATGCCTGTGGAGGGTACGCCGCCTCTGTTGGGGCTACCCAAGGTTTACGTGCGTAAACTCCGTCTTGATATTTTCCTGCCATGTTATTTCCAACCTGGACGCATGTTAGACAATTGACTAATGCGTTTTTGATTCATTGTGTATGGGGAATCACTACGTACCGAAGGACCGGCTTTTCCGTCGTTTGGTAAGTGTGGAGCTGGGGCTAACTTGGCTACATCCGCATTGCGGGGCGCCATTCTTACTCCATTGACCATTACGCTTTTCATTTGACGTTTAATTCCACGATCCGCTTCAAGCCCGGATGGGTAATAATAGTCTGATGGATCAATACGCTCACCACGGTGAACACCACGTTGATAAGAACGCTGACCAACGCGATTCTTTACGCCATCTAAAACCTTATCGGAAGTGCTGGAAGATCTACCGCGATCATCTCGACGGCTACGAATTGTTCCTAAATAACCATTCGGATATTCGGCCTGAGGTTCACGACCAACACCCATTCGCAAAAAGTCCATTTCAGAACGAGCGACGGGTACGCCACCACCACCATAGGTTGTATTAGTGGCATACATGCCACCTGCGCCAAGTGATTGGACGTTTTGATGTGGACTAGGCATTCTCTAATTGTAAGTTAGGGAGCCTAAGCAATCACAGTTAACTCTCTGCGTGGATCAAAACCATCGCCCACCACCATGGAAACTATGCCGGGGGCGCTCTCTAAACCGCTCTTATCCCTGAACCAAGCGGATCCATTGTCCATGGTTGGGTTTTGAACAAACAATCTAGGACCAACGCTTCTTGTGTAATAGTGATGGAAATGACCAACATTTAAAATATCTGCCTGAGCAACTGAACAACGACCAAGGGCTTGACCTTGCCACCACTTAATCATGTCTTTTGCTTGATGACCATGAGCCATTCCGTAAAGAACACCGCTCACCTTTATTGCCAATGTGCTGTCATCTTTAGCTGGAAATCTAAATTCAACTTTATCTTTTAAGTATTCGTTTTCTGCACAAGCGTCTGCTACAGCAGCGACTACTTCAATTTGCCATGAATCTTCCGGTCTACCGACTAGAAAGCGCTGCACTTCATCGTGGTTTCCAGGAACAACAGGGACAATAATTTTATCCGCTAACTGGGCAAAAGCCTTAATCTGTGACAAAAGGACTCTGCGACCAACTCGTACTTGTTCTGAAACACCTATGTCGTGACGCCCCATGACTTTACCCTTTTGGCTTGTCATACCTTCAACGCAGTCTCCAAGTTGAGAAAGAACAACTTGATTGATTCCATATTGAGCTGCAATTCTCTTATGGTGCTCAACTGTTGAGTTTATTGATCCAAGAACTCTATCTATGATTGCTGGAGTGTCGTCTTTTCCATATTGTGTATCGCTAATACTGTAGATTGCGGTCAAATCACCTTTAAAACTTTGTACATTTTGTGGAACCCACGTTGAAAGTTTTTCAATTAAAGCTTCTTTGTCATAATCGTTTGAACTACTGGATGTTACTGGAACTACATTAACTCTAAATGATTCTAACCATTCTCCATCGTACCTTTGCCATCTAGACCTTCTATGCGATATTACTGCCCACTCTTCCGGGTTTAAATTTGCTTCTCTTAATATTTCTTCAGCACCTGGGGTTGTTCCGTCTGGTCTTGGGGTTGAGATTACAAAACCGCCATCTGTGCCAATTTCTGATCTAGGACGCCAAGCTTCTGGGATGTCCTTTGTTACCGAGTCTGACCCTTCTTGACCAGCGTTTATAAACTTAGAAAACTCATCTTTTATTGACATGAGCACCATTTATTTCTGTGAGATTTAAAAGTGGTTAATCCTACGTCAAGATCATCAAACTTTGCTATTAAAAACCTATGCAAACTTGCTGTTGACGCGGATTCTGATAATAGATCAATAATTTCTTGTTGTAATTGATCGTCTTTGTTTGCCAACCATTGACCCATAGAACAAAAACCCTTGCTGTTAATAGCAATGGGAGTTGGCGTAGGTGTTATCTCCATTGCACGTATTAAATCACAGCCGTGTAATTGGGTGCAAAATAGAATGCCCCCCTTACGGTGGGGGGCTAACCGCCTAGGTATTACTAGGATTGACTGCTGATGCCCTCTTTAAAGTTTGGGGCAGTGCGACGAACAGCAGCCGAGAACAAGCGACCATTTGCTTGGGTCATTCCGGCTTCCGGTGCTGCATATGAAGGCATTGAAACTTTGATTCCGCCATAAGTAGCTTTACCAGTTGCCTTTTTATTTGTTCGTGCAGGCTTTGCCTGCTTGTAAGGGTCCGCAGCTTGTGCGCCCTTCTTCTTTACAAGTTTTGCTTTTCCGGTGCCTTCAGCGGAAGCGTTGCGGAATCCGCGAGCTGCGCTGGTGCCCATAGTTTCAAACTTGCTCTTGCTTGATTCTTCCATAGTTACCTCTTTTGGCCAAAGGGTTGAAATTAAAATGTACCAGTACTACGTGGTTTTTACTTCGAATACGATGGCCGAAATCTGACCATCATGGCTTTCGATGCTGGCAAAACCTGGAACGCATACTAGATCGATGCCTCGTGGAGCGGTGTAACCGCGAGCAATAGCAATGGCTTTTACAGCTTGATTGACTGCTCCGGCTCCTACAGCTCTGATCTTGCATCCACGTGTTTCATACACGCTGTGTGCAATTGCTGAGGCAACGGATTGTGGGTTTGATCCTGCGCTTACACGTAAGATCTGTTCTTCTGTAGACATGTTGTGAACCTCTGAGTACGTTTAGTGGGTCTCCCTAACGTAAATTATGAGGGGTCTTTATTAGGGTGTAACGCTAAACCTAGGGTTTGTCTAAAGGGGTTGGAGCCTTGGCAAAAGTGCCACAAGAAGCACACTCCATGTCTAGGAAATACGTGGATATCTCGTAGTCTTCAAAACAAGCCTTGATATTCCATATATTTGACTCGCATACAGGGCATTCATGAAGGACCTGGTCTTGATAGTCCAAAGATCCTGAGTAATCAGGCTTTAGTTGGCGAATCGATTTCACTTTTTAACTTCTCTACTAGGGCTCTATTTTCCTCTAGTTGCTTTTCGATTGCCTCAATCTCTGACTCGGACAGTTTCTCTTTATTAGTCTCGTAAATCCGAACGCCCGCTTCTAGTGCCTGTTCAAATAAGTAAAGCTGTTGAATACGCCTAGCTCTGATGAACTCTTGTTGTTCTGCTTTGCGCTGTGCTCTTTTATCCTGAGTCTTGCTCATCCTTGTCCTCCCCAACCGCCACCTTTAAAATGTAATCCGGGCGCTGTCCAAATCCTAGTTAAAGTACTTTTACACAACTCGCATGAATATTCTTGCTCAGGTTCGTCAAACCCTCGCATAAAGGTAGTGCGATCACCGCAGTTATCGCATACATATTCGTAAGTTGGCATTATCGCTCTCTATATTCTGCTGAGTTCAGCTTATCGTAAACTTCTTTTTCGTAGCTTAGTTTAGCCTTTCCAGAAACAATATGTGCTAAACCATATGAATCAGCAGCATTATCATCTGTAAACTCTGCGCCCCATTTCTTGTATACGTTAAGGAGGATTTGGCTCTTTGAAGTGCCTTGTCCTTTACCGGTTACGTATTTCTTAAGGCTGGTGGGTGGGACTATTAATGGGTATTTTCCAGCCTCTAGTCCTTTGAGTTTATACAAAGTAAGTTTAACTACTCCGCCAAGTTCACCTAACATGTTAGCCATTTGAGATCCAAATGCATAACCTTCTATGGCTACATCTTTTACTACGGCATTTGCCATAGACTCGTTTAGGGTTTCAATTATGTGGTTTTCAATTTCGTTTAAGCGCTCAGGACCACGAGTTTCAAACCTAGCAACTGTGGTTTTGTAAGAGCCGTCTTCAGCAAAAGCAGTCATAGCAAATCCGCTATAGGACTGATCAATGCCTATATAAAGATCAGAACCGTGTGTGTATCCGGGTCCAAAAGACTTTAGTCTCAAGGGAACATCCTTGTACTCTTATTAAAAGAAGATGTGCGTCTAGTTAACTCACGACTTACTAATTGAGTGTTTCTATCTATGTTGTTAACCATAACTTCAATTAGTTTTTTGTAGGCGTATTTAGCTGACACCGCCTCTCTCATTTCGATTATCTCTGGGTCTGCGGATAGTCGAGCCTTTGTTAGCGTTATGGTTTCTTTTTTATTATTTTCATGAGCTGCAATAAATCTTTTACTTTCAAGAAAATCAAGCGATTGTTCTGCATTTTTTTCATCAATTAAAGCACAAGAATATTGGGCAGATAGGAAATTGGCATAGGCAGTTAGTTCAGCAAATAGATTCATCAGACCTTCGTCGTCTAACTCAGTTATATCTGTAGGCACGGAAGGTATTGCAATTTCCATACGTGTGGAGAAGTTGAGACCTTGGTTCTTTAATACATCAATAATAGATTCGCTAGATCCAACATTGATTGCTAGTTCTCCCATGTTTACTCCTCCGTGTAATTGCTACATTTGTTACAGCCGGCTACGCCGTTAATATTACATGTAGGGGGTACTCCCCCGTCAACTGCTGAAATGATTTGAGCAGCGTGATCAAATAGCTCAGCCACCCCAAAATCGCTTTTTGCAATTACAAACTCTTTTACCTCGTGCAAACCTTTGGCTTCATAAAGAATCAAGGCTTCTTTAGGGGCATTAGGTAGACCCATTAATTCCATAAGCTTCATGTAAATCTGAGCTTGTTGGATATGCTCGTGAAACGGGGCCTTAACAGCATCCCACATGCTTTTAAAGTCAGGATTGTTCATGCCAATCTCTGGTGCATACCAACGAATACTGCCTTCTCCAATAGATTTAACTTCTAACAGAAGAGGGTCACCAAATTCGACAAGCCATCCATCTGCGTGACCGGAAATCCTTAACGGATCAAAACTTAAAGGAACTTCTTCGTAAACAACGTTGTACTTGCATTTACCTGGGTGGTCAGAAGGTAAACCAAAATATTCTTTTTTACATACGGTGCAAAACCATTTTCCTTTTAATTTGCCCATCTCATGAAACCAGTTTTGCCAAGTTTTGTGAATACTGTGACCTTGAGCAAATATCAATGCTCTGCGAAGTCCAACTGGTTCGTGCTTTGGCTTTTCACCTTTTAACCAAAAGTATTGAGCTCTGTGACACCAAGAAGCGGATGCCATCTCAGACGGATGTATAACTAATGAAGATCTATTTGAAGGAGGTCTGCTAAGTAAGTATCTGTCTACGTGACCAATTACTCGACTGCTTTTATCCGTCGCCAAAAATGCTTTTAACGCACCTGATGGTCTTACTTTTTCTTTACCCATTCTTCGAGTGTCTTCCCGTTCTTGGTCGCCTTACGCTTAAGAGCATTACGCTCTCTGTGGCTAAGACCGCCCCATATGCCGTGTTGTTCATCGTTTTGGTCCGAATACAGTAAGCACTCTATTCGCACAGGACATTCTGCCTTACCATCTTTGCCAAAGCAAACCGCCTTGGCTTTATCGGCAATAGGCTTATATTTAGTTTTATCTCTGGGGGGAAACCAGTAATCAGTCTCGGGACTTGAGCACATGCCGCGACACTTGGCTTGGTATCGCCACTTTTCTACGCCTTCGTCTTCGTACAAGAGCACTCCAATAAGTATTGGCGCAGCTCTAAAAAGTCGTCTTCGGTCAGCATGACATAGTTTTCACCGTTAAGATGAAAGCCAAGGACAGGCATTCGACCGTCCAGAATTGCTTCTGTGACAATCTTTTCAAGAACCGCAGCCTTGATGGATACGGAGGCTTTGCCAGTCCACTTATGCTCTACGAGCAAATCTTTGGATCTAACATCGCCTTTACGACTCCAGAATGCTCCGCTTCCAGCATTACGCTTTCCACCGATCTTCTTTGCAAGTCGTTCCTCGTGCTTCCTTGACTCCTTTTGTCCTTTACTCCGCATTGTCTTCCGGCTCGACAACGTACTTCGAGCTCGCTCTGACGGTTTCAAGAACGTCCTTCTCCAGTGTTTCTTTTAGGTCGATCTCTTCTTTAATGGAGGCAACCATAGCATCTGAGCCTTGCCACTGCCTTTCGGCATAGCGGTAATAAGCCCCTGCTCGTTTAATTACGCCATTTAGAATACCTAAAGCAACAATTTCTTTAGCAAAATCATAGGACCCAGGACTGACAGATCCTCCTTCTGCAAAGTAAAAATCCATATAAGCGGTCTGAGATGGCGGGGCAGACTTGTTTTTCAAAGTTCTAGCCTTAATTGTTTGACCAACTCGACGCTTAGCGTCACCAGTTCCTACTTCAATCCACTCATCACGTTTAATCTCTACTCGAGTAAAGTAACTGTAGTTCTTACCTTTGCCTCCTGGAGTAGTGCGAGGATCTCCGTACATAACTCCAACTTTGTCACGCCATTGATTAATCATAATTCCAATAAACGGTCTTTCTGATTCAACAAGGCTTCTCTTTGATGCCTTACCTACTTTACGAAAGAACTTATTAGTCATGATTGCTCCACGACCTACTGTGAACTCTTCCATTTCTTTTTCATTTTCTGCACTAGGTACAAGAGCAGGAAGGGAGTCGATAACAACGCAATCGATAGATTTGCTTTCAACAATTTGAATAACCGCTTCATAAACTTCTTCCATGATGTTAGATTCGATGACAAAAATTCTTGACACATCAACGCCACATAGTTCTGCGTACGATGGAACCCATTGCTCAGCTGCTACCCAAACTGTTGTAAATTCAGGATCGCGTTTTTGATTAGCCGCAATAGTTTTGAAAGCAATAGCAGTTTTACCATTGGACTCTTCTCCAATAATTTCATGCCATTGATTGGCGGGCCATCCTCCGCCTAAAGCAACATCTAGCGCTAATGATCCGCTAGTAAATCTTTCTGATAAGTCGCGTATGTCTGATCCAATGACAATAGTGTCATCACCAAACTTTTTGTTTAACTTTGCTACTACTTTTAAGAGGTCCGTATTTAGCGCCATAGATTTCATTACCCCAGTTTACCAATAATCCCTTGGGGGTTCCAACCCCCTGTTTCTATTTGTAGTGCGGCCTGTGTGGGACCGGCATTTGGGACACTTATTCCTTTTCCAAGACCGCTACCACTTTGTTTTAACGGATAACCACAGTCATAACATCGAGCGCGAGCTCCCTCAAAGCTTCCATAATTTTTACTGCGACATTCTGGACACGCTGAAATTTGTACAGCACTTTGCGGAAGATTTGGTTGAGCCGGTCTTGCTGGTGGAGCCATAGTCATTGGCTGTTGAGAAGGAGGCATTGGTGGAAGGTTTGCTGGTCTTGCTTGGGGTTGCGGAGTCCCTAATTTATTAGCCCACCAACTACTCATGTGCGAATGTCTCCTTTAACGGTATCGGTGCTAATGATACCTAACTCTAGCGCAGCCGCAAAAGCCGACAGTAAAGCCGAGTAACTGACTTGCCTATAAAGTTCTTCTACAACGTCTTTTTCATCAGTCAATTGTTTAGGGTCTAACTGATGGGTCTCAAAATAATGATCAAATTGAAGTTCTGCAAAGCTTCTAGCGTTTATCTCTGTCATGGTCTCTATATAGGGGATAAGAGGCAAAACCCTAGAAATCCTCAGATCGCTGGCTTCTTCTTCCATCTCACTGCCCTCTATGCTGTCTGGGACCATCCCCACCACAGAAGCCATTTTGTTAGGTTCATCCAACCCGGCGTCATAGAAATACCACCTGGCTAAGGTGGTCATAGGGATTTCGGTTACAAAGGTATCTTGTTTTTTGCGTTTCTTTTTGCGCCACATTATTTAGCGTCACCCCAGCGCTCAACTACAGTTATGTCTGCTACCAATGGAACATCTAGCATATTTATGCCCTCCATAGCGGTTCTGATTGCTTCTACAGACTGTTCGACCAGGTTATCCGGGGCTAAAGTCACAAGTTCATCGTGAACTGTAAGTATAAGTTTAGACCCTGTGGGTAGGAGCTTGTGTGCTCGAACCATAGCCATTTTTATTACGTCTGCAGCCGTTCCTTGGATTTTAGTGTTGAACGCCTGACGCTCTGCTCCAGCTCGCTCTCCCTTATCTGATGAGTTCATTTCAGGAAGATATCTACGACGACCTAGAACAGTTGTTACATATGGAACTGGTTTATCTTTGTCACCAAGTTTTTTAGTAGAAACCAATACCTTGGTTCTGTACCTGTTAATTGAAGGGAAACGATCGGAAAACCTATCTAATAAATCTCTGGCTTCTTGTTTAGTACAACCAATTTGCCTAGAAATTTTTTCTGGACCAACACCATAAGACATAGCAAGAACTAAAACTTTACCTGCCTTACGATCAACGCCCATCTCGTTTCCTACAGCAGTGTAAATATCTCCTCCGGATTTGTAATTTTCGAGCATGATTGGGTCTTTGGATAGTGATGCGATGACCCTAGGCTCGATTTGTGAGTAATCCGCAACAATGAATTTGTAACCAGTTGGTGCTTGGAAAAGGTTTCTAATGGCTTTTCCGTGAGCGGTATGCGGAGCCGGAACGTTTTGGAGGTTTGGGTCTCGACTCGAGAACCGTCCGGTTTCAGCTCCATGCTGTATGAAGTTACAGTGGATTCTATTGTTAATGAGCAAACTTTGTTTGTATTCAACTTTGGACTTACCTCCAGTTGTTCTTGTGACATTTCCCCCTAAGTAGGGAACAACATAAGTACTATGCAACTTGTTTAAGTCAGCATAAGTTAGCAGTGCAGTAACTAAAGGGTCCTTGTCTCGGTACTCCTCTAGTGCCTCTGATGAAACAGATGCGTTACCTGTACTTGTTAACAAAGTTTGCTTAAGTCCTCTACCACCTTGGGATACTGGACTGTAAAGCAAAGTTTGCTTTTCAGCGTTTGAATTAATGTTAAATTGTCTGCCGGCAACTTTAAAGATTTCTGCTTTGGCTTTCTCAATATCTTCCGTTAGAGAGGTATCAAGTTCTTCTAACGCTGATCTATCTATAGGTGCTCCGGTTAACTTCATGTCACACAGAACGGCAAGAACATCCATTTCCAAAGCCATTATGTTTTCTACATTACTTTCTTTTAATTTAGGGAAAACCTAATTCGCGTTTTAAGCACTCAGCAAGACTGCACTTATTTTTATTTCTATTGTCGTAAAGAAATGAAGCAATCATTGTGTCAAAGTAAGGACCGGGAGGTATTTCTCCCCCGTAATATTTAGCCACAGAAGTAAGATCAAACACTAAATTGTGACCTATAGTTAATTTACTATTATCAAACAATAGAGGCTTTAACGCTGCAAACACCTCTGATGGAAAAAGTTGTTTAGGTGGATCAGAAAAAACTTTGGTAGATTTTTTTGCGTCACGAGAATAATCGCTTGGTCTTGCCTGTAATCCTGCTTGTACTCGCTTCTCTCCTTGACCCGTTAAAGGGTAAATTACATCAAGTAATTCACCATTTGGATGACCCATAGGAATAACGTCGCACCGACCATGAGTAGCAAAAGAGATCCAAAGTACTTCATTAACAGGAGTGTCGCCTCTACGATCTCCGACCGTCTCAACATCAAAGGCCAGGGCATCTTGTCCAAGGTAATACTCCACCATCTCCTGTAATTGTTCTTGAGATGTAATTATATTCATTTAGTGTCCCCTAAGGTCTGAAAGCGCTAGGGGGATCGTCTAGCGCCTTCAGACATCTATTTGTTTAGAGCAGGCTCTTTGCGAGTTCTTCTAGCGCAGCGAAATTATCCTGACGGATATCGGCGATAGTGAACGGCTGGAACCCTGCGATTGCAGCTTCGACTTCCTCAACACTCAGACCCCAATCTTCTTGAAGATCACGAGCCTTGACTGCCATCAAGTTGTAGACAGTTTGTTGCTTCTCTCCCGTGCGACTTAACGCCCAGTAGTTCTTTGTTAAAGGACCCTGTGGCGAAAACTCTGCAGCATGCAACGTTTTGTAAAGTCTTGGACTTGCAATAATCATCTGTCGTTGGAATGGCTTAGCGGACAGATTGACAATAGAAAAAGCACGCTTAATTTCTGGCTTGCTTTTTAGGATGGTTTCCAATGGATCGTAAGCGCCGACTCCGTCCCATACATAGGACTTGCGACCCTCTTTATCCTTTAGGAAATGCTGGCGATAGCTAGCAAATGGTCCACTGAGATCAATGAACTTGATTAGTTGGAAAGTGTTTGAGTGCTTGTACTCAACAGGAAACTCTTTAAGAGTTGTTGTAACAAGTTTCTCTGCTGCTTCCCATCCGCCTTGAACGGCGGTAGATGTTGCGTTAGTTGGACGAGCCTCAATTAATGAAGCTTCGTCAATTGCTTGACCGTATGTCGAAACATCCGGTGCTGTTGGGTTTATACCCATTTTTCTCCTTTGTCAGTTGTTTCATCAGTTTGCAGTTTCCTCGGCACGAGATTTCTCCCACGCCTTGGCGATTTCTTCAGTAACCTTTCGGTACTTCTCCCAGTCTATACGCTTCACGTGCAAAACGCCAAACTTAGTAAATACCTCGATTGCTGATTCAATCATCGACCTGCTGTAGAGGCGTCTTCCTTGCCGATCCTTACCGTTCTTGTCGACTTTCGTCGGTAATCGATACGGAGAGGTTGGCAGGTGACCCTCTTTCATCCACAATTTGATTGTTATTACAGGTCGCCCTAAGGCTATTGCTAACGCACCAATTGTGAACAAATCTATTTCTTTGCCATTGGGAAGCACAGTAGGTCGTGGGTGTTTATCCCACGAGGTGTCTACCGGCTCTTCTACTTTTGGTTCTCTGCGTTTTCTTTTACTACCTGGGTAGTAAAGGTCTCCAAAAGTTTCCGCAATTAAATCTTCACTCATACGATCAGTGCGTAGGTAACCTTTGCGGGGAACATTGAATCAACTTCGTCTTCAGTTAGTTGACCTTTATACACAGCTGCCATAACAGCATCTTGATCAACTTGACGAACTAATGGGGCACAGTCATCAAGAAGATTTTTATCTGTAAGGATCTTCATTGCTGTGTCGTTATCCAAAACTTTGGATACTTTGCGTTGATTTACGACTTTAATGTCATCATCCAGCTCTAGTGTGATGTGACCGCGACCATCGACTTCGCCGAGTTCTTTTACGGCGTCATTAAGTCGTTCTTTAACTTCACCAAGTCGTTCTGTTAAGAACTTTATTTCATCCTTAAGCGACTTGTATTGCTTAGCTTCATTGGTCAGTTGTTTCTTGTCTAGTGTCATTGAGATCCCTCTCGTTAAGTGGTTAGAGGGTATAACCTAACAGACCCTACCGACAAATCCAATAGGGTTTGTATATGTCCGATTAGTCCTTTTTGTCTATGTAGGCTTCAAGAGCCTTAATAATCACGCTTGTGACAGTTACGCCTTCAAGGGCGGCCTTTTTTTGGACTGAGACCCACAGGTCATCGGCTACGCGGATAGTACGCGTTGGGGTCTTAGGTGCGTTTGGCATGCCTTAATTGTATTACACATAGTTGCTCAAAAGGAACTTATTCAAGCTACTAAGTGTGAAATCTATGCCTCCAGCCTCATTTATGCCCTCTCCATCGATTACTGCGCTTGCTACAGCATTCTTATGCTGAAGCATGTCGTGTTGTCTAACTTCGATTGAGCCGTCTACCAAAAGATCTTGAATAACTATGCTCGGCCATTTTGATGATGCACGCATGATTCTGCCGTTGCGTTGTGTAGCCCCTCCGGATGACCATGGCAAGTCGTAATTGATGAGGAGGTTAGCAGCCGGTAAATCAACGCCATAACCACCAGCGTCTGAAGACACAAGGACACGAATACCAGGATCAGTGTTGAAAGCAATTTTGTTGTCCTCCTTGGTTTTAGCATCTAGTTTACCTGTGTAAGTTTTTACTCCGTATTCTGAAAGCGCCTCAGATATTTTATCTACCATGTCTACATACGTGGCAAAAACAACTAATTTGTTTTCGCTGTCCTGTTCCAAAAAGTCTTTGGCGTACTGGATTAATAGTTTTAGTTTAGGAGAGGTATCAACTCCATCTAAATAACCGCCTTCTACCAGGTTATTAGCGTAAGAAGAACCTTCTCCCGAAGAAGTTAAAAACTTAGTGGCACTAGTGCGAAGTAAATCTGGGTGTGAACAAAGCATCTTCAATGCCCCAACTTTAGCCATAATCTTTCCGCGCCACTCATTTTCAGCAGTATTTCCAGAAGACCCTTGCATCCCGTAATGAGCAAAGATATTAAAGTTTTTACCAAATAAAGCAGTTGCTTCTTCTAAGTCATCTAGTAAATCGCTTTTTATCTTTTCGTAAAGCTTGGCTCCTCTTCTATCGAGCGAGATGAGAATTGGTTCATTATGTATGGAATCTGGTAGGTGAGGCGCAACGTCTGGATCTTTTTGTGACTTTCTAACACTTGCTTCCTTAAGACGCTCATGAAGAGTAGGCAAATTACGATAACGCTGAACTCCACCCCAATTATTACGAACAATAAATGCTGAGTCAAAGATGTCAAACCTTCCTAGAACGGAGTCGTCTACAAACTGCATGATGCTAAATAACTCTTCTGGTTTTCCGTTCTCTATAGGGGTACCAGTTAGAGCAAACTTAAAGGGCGCGTTAGACATTCGTTTAACGGCTTTAGATCTTTTTGATCTAAATGATTTGATAGCGGTGGCTTCGTCACAGACAATAAATCCTCTAGGCAATTTTTTTACAAATGCCCAATCGTTTACTACCTGCTCATAGTTCATGATTACATAATCTACTTTTGTTTCACGCCAGTTATACGCTGATTCGTACTGTTCCTGACGTTTCTTTGGGGTACCGTCTATGACTAATGCTTTAGACGTACCGTTAGTAAATTTTTCTATTTGATTAGCCCATTGATATTTAAGGCTGGATAAACAAATGACCATCCCAGGTTCAGTTATTTCTCCTGAATCCATCAATTGTTCTACCGCTGCAATAGTAAGAACGGTTTTACCTAGCCCAAGATCATAGGCAACAAGAACCTTATGGCGGTCAGTCATTTTCTCAACCGCCTCAGGTTGATAAGGTAAAAGCGTCCCCGTAAATGTCATCGATTGACGTTAGCACCGTTGTATAGGTAGGAGTTTATTCCTTTTTTAGCCATAAACTGAAGTTTGCTTAACGGACCATCGTTATCAATAACGTAATCAAACGGGTACATATCCATTGCAACTTCAGATGCATGTTTATTTATTGGAGCAACCCCCCAACGATTAATGCGCCAAACAGCACCGGCTAAATCTCGTATGTAATCAGCTTCGTTTGGAAACCTAACATCAGAAATAACATAATCTTCTGATGGGTCTGCTCCAGCAAATGCTTGCTCGACCCAGAAGTCTTCGCCAAACATAATGCGAGCGGCCATGCCGGTTTCTTGTAGAAGTCTACGAACTTCTTCTTTTGATTTAGCAACTTCCCAACCATACATTTGAACAACATCTTGTAACCTAAGTTGACCTTCAATGATTGGGTTAATTTTTAATGTGAACTCTTTAATTGGATCTGCAAACGCAAGTCGTTTAAACCCATGCTCTTCTACTAAAAAAGAAGCAACCGTATCTTTACCGCTACGGGCATACCCAGATATTCCAATAATCACGCTAAGCTCCTATCTCCGTATAAACAATGTTTTGCTCGATCAAGACCCTGGAGGATCTCGTTCTTGCTCATAGCGCCTATATCTTTCACGTCTACGTGAGAATAGTCAAAAAGCCAAAACTCCATCCACAGGTCTCGCGCTTTATTGACCAGGTCTAATGAGGTTGCTTTGCCAGCCTCATCATTATCCATAGCAAGAATCACTCGATTAGCTCCCTTAATAAGCGCAAGTTGGTCCATGGAAACTGAGGTTCCAAAAGTTGCTACGCCACCCGACACCCCAACAGAATCTAGCCTTAATACATCTAACGGCGACTCAACAACAACCATGGTTCCACCTGTGTATTGGTGATACCCAAATAAAGATTTACTCTTTTGCATGCCTGCTGGGTAATTTCTAAAAAATCTTCCCCTAACACTTTTTTCTTGCCATCCCAATAATTTTCCAAAAACATCTCGTATTGGAATAATCCATAAGTCTTTTCTGTAATCGTACAAAACTCCATACTTAATTGCGGAGTCTGTTGTTATTCCACGACTAAGTAATATCTCCTTTGGTGGAGTGGTGTAAGCAGCCAAGTTTGCTTCTGTTATATCAATCTCTGGTTTCTCAACAACTTTCTTAGGAGCTAGGGCACGCTCTAAACGTTTAGCAAGATCGCTAGTGGTTGTCTTTACCCACTCTCCAGCTTCTTCCATAGGAATGCCATTCATGTAAGAAACTAAATACTGAAGGCTTCCTCGAAAGCCACAAGAAAAACAATTGTGTGCTCCGGTATCAGAATTAATAGACCAAGAGGGATTGTTATCGGGCTTTCCTGTTCTATCTAAATGCCCAGGGCAAAGCGCTTTTACTTCAGAACCGCGAGCGCCGTATGTCTCAATACCGAGACCATGTAAAAAATCTTCCATCTCTTCTGGTGTCATAGGTCTTCACCTGACATCTCACGAAATGTTCCAGAGTCCCAACCCCAAGCAAGGAATGTAGATCCTGGACCAGAATTACGGCTGGCAAGAATGGAAAGAATGCGAGTTTCATCAACACTATCTTCAGGTTTTTCTAGACCGAAAATAACGTCTGCATCTTGATAGAAAGATGATGAGTAACCAATAGAGTTAGCGGTTAGTCGCCCGCCTTTGCCTTTCTTCCAATCAAGAGACTGAGTAGTTATAACAATAGGAAGACTGTACTTCTGCGCCAATCTTTTAAATCCACGAGTTAAGTTAGTTAAAGCTTGTGGGGTGTTAGATTCTCCAGTCTGCTCATCAATCATCAAATACATACCGTCAATAAAAAGAATTCCAGGTTGATGTGTTTGTAGTTTTGCAGCTACCTGAGAAAGAGTGGCTCCTGAAGATTGATCAACCAACCAAAACTTGTTTTTGTCTTCTCTCATTCGTTCAATAACTAGGCGAGAATATCTAAGTTCTTCGTCAGGTGTAAGTGTTCCTGTGATTAAACGCTGGTGTGAAACTCTTGCTCTCATTGCATCGTAACGATCTTCTTGCTCTCTGTTACTCATCTCAAACGAATAGAACATAGGCGTTACATCCGAGTTTACGTGGATGTTAATGGCAATTTGCATAGCAACAGTTGATTTACCTGTTTTAGGGGTAGCGGTAATAACAATCAATTGTTCTGGTTGAAGACCGTTAGTTACTTTATCAATAGTAGGAAAACCTGTAGGTAGCCCAAGCAAACCGTCTGGTATTTCTTTACGGCGTTGATACCGTTCCCAACGTCTATCTAGTTCCGGCTCTTGCGTAATATCTACGTCGTTGCTTTTAGAAAAACCTTGATCGTCCATTTGGACAATACCGGCTTCAAGAACTCTAACAGCAGCTTCGTGGTCGTTTTCCCTATCTAACTTCTCGATAGCGTCTCTAAGAATATTGGCAGTAGTTATTCTGCGACGCGAAGAAACTAACGAATCAAGAATGTAATCAATAGAATCAGTTACTGGAGCAAGTTCAAAAGAAGGGTAATTTTCTTTAACAACTTCTAGGCTGGGGCATTCGCCATATCTGCTGTGGTGTTCTCTTAAAAACACCCAAATCTTTTTATCGTTTTCATCTGAGAACCAAGATTGATTAACCTGACGATCAAATAAAGGTACAAGGTCACGACTTTCAATCGCCTTACTTAATAAACGTTTTTCGTTATTCATAACCTCGTTATATCCATTCCCCAGTGCCCGTACCGTAACAGACGGCTTGGCATGTCTATGACACCCAAAAGTTCCGGTCTATACGGAAGTTGGCTAACCAAATCTTCCACAGATGTGTAAGCAACGCAATACCTGAAAGGATTGGTTCCGTACTCATCTAACGTATCAAACAATTTTTGCAGTTCTTCTTGTGACAAGTCAAATGAGGCTAGTTCTATCGTGTAAGGAACTTGCATTCCCCACAAGTACAACTTGCTTAAGACTTCTTTTTTAAAAGAAACTTTTTTGCGCGTCTGTTTAAATAATTTATATTTGCGTGGAAGTTTTTCATACTCCAGCAAAACAAAAACGTTAGTAGTAACAATTACACGCTTAGGTATATCGTTACTGATATCCCCAAACTGCATTTAAAAAACTTCTATCTTTGCAAAACGAATTACAAAGTCTCTAAATGCTTCTGGAGAAGACTCGGCTACCTTTGCGTCTGTAGGGGTGGCGGACTTTAGTATCTCTAACGGATAAGTTCCACCATTTGACTCAATACGAGCTTTTACAAATCGAGTGTGCTTGCAAGTTGACCGTCCGTTAAAACCTGGACAGGTGCAGTACAACTTTCCGTTATTACTGCTAACTTCAAAGATGCAAGGACCGGGGCTGGCAGCAGGACTTAAGAAGATCTGTATAAGTCGGCTCTGCTCCACTGATGACTCCATCATATTCGTCTGAGGTCTCCCTTCTCCGATTTTAGTTCAATATTGGCAAATGCTTCATGGGTAAAGCTACCTGTGGCTTCACCGTACCATTCAGGCCACTTTTCTTGCAAAATATTAGAAGTTACGATGGTAGGAAGCCCTCTGTTAAAACGGCTTCTCAATACGTGATGCAATAAATTCTTATTCCATCCGCTTCCACTTGGATGCTCACGCCCAACATCATCTAAAACCAAAATCTTTATATTTCGGTACTCATCTTTGTGCTCTCCCATAATGCCTGCAAAAAGGTTTTGAGTAGATTCATCTACGTACTCTTCCATGGTTAAACCCTTTAGATCTACCAAAGATGCGTAAGTTATAAAGTAGCAGGGGCGTGCGTCGTTTAAAGAAAAAACGTCTTGTGAGAAAGTACGCATAGCCTCTTGAATAATTGAAGCTGCTAAAGTTGTTTTGCCGTTACCTGGACTTCCGTAAAACGCTAAACCCTTACCGCAAGTTCTTTCTCCAATAGCATCAATAATTTTTCCTGACTGAACCTTATGAAGCCAGCCTTTTACAATGCTTAAAGTGTTTTCCGAAACTTCCAAACAATCAGATAATTCCCAACCAATTAAATGAGACGGCAAACCTGCAGACCTAATCCAAGTATTTCTACGAAGTTTTAAATCGTTTACGTTAAACAATGTTTCCGAACTCCCTCATCGCTCTAGCCATTGATTCCTCTGCAACCTTCTGAGTCTCCTCAGTAACTTGGGACATCTTAACCTCACCAATCAAGGATGCAAACCGACTTATGTAAAGTCTCCAAAGAACCTCAGCGTCTTTGTAATCTTTTATGTTTATCTGGCGAAAGAATATATCCATAACAGCAACTTCTAGTTCGCCGTTAGTGCCAAGACGACTACGTAATCCAGCAAGTGCCCCAGAGAACTGGCTTTGATTTACTTTCCAAGGTTCGATATGGAAGTGCTGGTCGATGCGATCAGCAAACTCATAACAAACGTCAACCACTCGCCAATCTTCCATCAGGTTACGCTCTCTAAAAGTCTTGCGTTCACCTTGAAGCTCTCGCCTAGCCTTAGTCTGGTCAGATTTTCTTTTATCGCTGGCCGCCTTTGACTCAGCCTTTTTAACTTTCTGGTCCTTAACCAGCTCTTCCTTAAGTTCGGCGGTCGGATCGGACGTCGAATCAAATAATCCTCCCCATCCCATATCGCTCACCTCGATTTCCATAGTCTTGAACTCTTCCTTTGGCTCCGCCAAAGAATGTTTATTACTTATAACAGTAGAATATTTATTATTCTGCTTTATTAGCCTATTCCGTGTAATAGCAGTCGCATTATGTGACTCCACAAAACGTGGAATCCCAAACATAGACCGCTCTGCTTTTTTGGTTAGTTTAGACGCTGTCACAATTCGGTTTTCAACTCTAAGCAGGTTTGTTTTTATGTAGTTGTTTTCACGCAACTCTTTCAAACCGCTTAGCGCTGCTCTACGTCCAACGCCAAAGTGATCCATCATGGACTCAGCTGAGATATTTAACCCATGCTGGTAGATGGCTACCAAAAAGCCGTATGCCTTGGCTGAAATGTCTTTCACTTAATGACCCCTGAGTCCCTTAACTGGGCGAGGACGATATCAGCAACCTTGACCGCAATGCGAGAGGCTAGGTCGTCTTCCTCAATAACCACCTTTGGGGCTTCTGGGGCGTTTAGAGACGGTGTAATGGCATTCCCAGCCGATATCTCTACCAAACCTAGGCAAAGGTCGTAGCAGGGCACAGAAGCCGTTTTAAGGGCTGTTTGTAGTGCGACCGTGTTCGAGTCTTCCTCAGTCCAAAGCAAAAAGGCTACAGAGCCGTTTTCAGCGGTTCCAGCCAGTTCTACCGTAGCCTGTATTGGATCCGACGAATGGTGCAAATCGGACGTATTGAGTCCAATCAACAAAGCGTTCTCTGGAGCAACCACCAAGCTAGGTATCCCTAAGTCATGGGCTAATTGATGAGCCCATATCTGACCCTGACTTGGTCTATCGTAAAACGGAAGAACTAATCTGAAGTCCTTGCCATTGCCTCGAAAATAGTCTTCTAAAAGGGCTTCTACGTTTACCCGTGTAGTTTCTTTGTTTCCAGCAACTATTAAAAATGATCCCATGTGATCCTCCTAGGCGGTGGATACTACACAGACTTTTTAACCGGCGTCTACTCCTCGGGTTGAGCCAGCCTAATTACGAAAGGAGTTCCGTGAACTAGGTAGTTAGGTAATTGAGCAATTAAGCGTAGTTGAGTAGCAACTCTGTTCTTGTAGTAGTGAGATCTAGACTCGTAGGGGCTACTCTCCCACACAAGGTCTGAAGTTGAGCTGAATCCTGTGCTTCCATCAAAATATGGTTTTGCAATTGTTGAGCGCTCAAACATACAACTGTCTAAATGGATAATTTGTCCGTTAAGAGGGTTATCCCAAACAAATTTAATTTTGGCGTAAGCCGCGTTTGTTGGGGAAAGCGCAGAATATGAGTTTCTAACAAAATCAAGTTTTAAATCTTGAACATATGTTCCTGGATTAACTTCCGTTAAATCAATGTCAGGTCCCGCTGCAACCACTTGAAAGAACCTTCCAGAAACAAATTGAACTTCATATTCTCCATCCAAAGAAGGATCATCAAAGTCTAAAAGACGAACGTCTTGACCAGCAACGAGACTTGTTGTTTCTGATGTATATACCGTCAAAATACCTTGAGTTCTGTAGTACTCAGTTACATTATAGAACTCGGTTAAGTTTTTAGCGGAATCAGTGCTTGTAGAAATAAGAGTTTGGTTAGAGTCATACCAAGAAATAACCCAGTTACCTAAACGATCTTCTGCTCTATCTCCTGTAAAACCTGTTCTTATGTAACCACTTGCGCTGTACCAAAATCCTGAAGACACAGGCATAAATCTGTTATAAGAAACTTCAACTACGTCATTTGTCGTAGAAGTTAATGCTAAAGAATACGCGCTATTTCTATCCGTATCTTTAATTGTATTTGTTCTAGTCCCAGTTGCGCCGGTAACAACCCAAGGAGTTATTGTTGTGTCAAACCCAGGGTTTTCAAGTTCGTTGACTCTTGTGGCTTTTAAAGTAATGTTAATTCCTCTAGCCTCTTCAAAATCTGTAACGCCAATTGAGCTTTCTTCTACTTGAGCTGCGTCAAAGTAATGAACTTCACTAGCTGCAGATCCTTGAATTCGAATTGTTGGAACCATAAAAAAGCAATCAACGGGCGCCGTGTCGGTCACTGAACCACGAGTCCAACCACCGGCTGAATTTGTCCAGTTAGTTTCGCCAGCACGAGACAGTTCTTGTCCGTATAGATTAAACCAACGTATATCTAAGTAAATGCCTCTTGTTGTTGAGGCTGCTCTTGAGTAAATAGAGAACGTATAAACAAAACCTTCTTTTACAGGTATGCCACGTGTTTTAGGTGCGCTAAGTCCGCAAGCAAACTCTGCGTCACCACCAGAACCACAGGTAACTCTTAGAGCACCAGTAGCTTTGTTTGGGAAAAGGGAAGGTAATGTAGACTCTACGTACGGAGCAACTACTGCATTGTTAACTCTATCAAGAGTTGCTCTAGCAATTGATGCCCAACGACCAACAGACTCTTCAAAAGAAGAATCATTGTAATCAAGCATGATGTTTTTGCTTGGTGTAGTTATTTGATCGTATCCAGTAAAAGCTTTAATAAAATTTTCAATACCCTCTAAACTACCTTTTGATTTGTCAATATAAGCAACGTTACGCAAAAGAATACGTGACTGTTGTAATCCAAGTTCTGGCTCAAAAGCCAAACCAAATTGTTGCATCATTACAGGAATGATTGGGGCGTACGCTACTGAGGTATCGTATGTTTGACGAACAAGGTCTGCGTTAGTCTTGTACAAGTCTAAAGCAACAGCAAAAATTCTTAAAAAGTCTTCGAGGTCTTCATTTGCCCCAGTATCTGTAATAACCTTTAAGTTATTTGTTCTGTAAATTCCAGGTATGGCGTTGTATAGATAATCAAAAGTTCCGTAGTCTTTAATAGAAATTGCAAAAGCGTTACCGGCTTTTACCCAAACTTCGTTTTGAGTATCAAAAACAAAAAGACTGTAGTGATAAGCAATTCCTGGTTTTAAACCAATTTCGTCCGGAATTTGACCAGTGTCATCGTATACACCTACGTCAAAGCTTTTAGGTTCATCGTAAACCACAGCACCATCATCCACAGACAAAGGGAATCCATAGGTGTTACGGACTAAACGAATTCTTGACCAGTCTCCAGAAGGAGAGGTCCATTCAAGACGAATTTTTTGATAGCCGATAGGCGTCGCTGTAAACGGGGATGCGTCAAACTCAACAAAAGAAGTTGAGTCTGATCCGTACGCAACTAAACCGTAGTAATCAACGCCATAGCGTGCCATTTATTACGACCCTAAAATGCCAAGAAGTAAAGCGTGGTCTGTTTCTGGCGCTGATACAGATGGGACCGACAATACGCCGCTTGCCGAAACACTTGCTAACAAAGTATTAGAAGAGTTACGCCACTCCAATAGATTTGCGCTTTGGCTGGCCGCTCCTTTAATAACTAATGCTACGTTGGTAGAAGTTCCGTTAACGATTGTTTCGTTACCTGTTTTTCTAACATACTGCGTATGCACATCCGCGACAATACCGGTTTCAATATTTGCCAATCTTTGTACAAGAGTGGTGTATTGAGTCGCTGTTGCTGAAAAAGTTCCTGATGGAGAAGGGGCTGTTGAAAGCGCTGGGTTTAAACCAATTGTGCTCTCAATAGCAACAACTTCTTCTTGTAATGAATTTGGGTGAGCTGCGTCAATAATGTCAACAACGTTTGTTTTGTTAACAAAGGGACGTACCGCACCTGGATAACTGGCTGCCATATCTCTCCTAACCTACGATTCCGCCACTGACGGTTACAGTAATTGTTCCCGCTGTTGGAATTTCACTTACAA